TTTCCAACCACACCCACCAGTGTCGTATCAAAACCAGTATGGTTATCAACAGCCGCCGTCAGGAATGAGTTTTTTCCTTGAATGCCACCAACGCCAACAATGAAATCATTTTTCGTTGCATAAACGACATCCAGGCCACTCTGAGCACCTTCATTATGGTAAAACTGTGTCGTAAATGAGCCGACAGTATAACCGATCATCACAGAGCCATTCGATCCAGACACGGCACCAAGGCTCAGACTGAGTGCGTTAAAAGGACTGGCGTTCGATAATGGAGCAAATGCCAGCATTGACAGTGCGATTATTGCTAAGAATATTTTTTTCATTTCATTTCTCCTTTTTTAGATTGTTTAGAAAAATACAGCACATTTCATTAAAAGAATCGGCTTTCCCTTATGAGTTTTCTCATAATTAGAATAATCGTAAATTACAGCAGTGTTAGAAACCGGATCAACAAATGTAGAAAATCGATAATAACCATTGTTCATCATCACATAATCAAACCTGAAAATGGTATGGTCGTTAAATCTCCTTCCGCTAAAATTTGCTGGTCCGGATGTCGATCCTTGTGGTGAAGCTATCGTAACTTGCGCTCTATGGGTCTTGAAATGCCCAAGAGTACTCCAACTATATCCAGGTGCCTTTTCGTTGAAGCATGTAAATGAGACAGTTGGATCTTGGTTCGATTCCTCGGCTTTCGTGTTTTTCATAAGCGCAAGCCCTAGCAGCAGCAAAAATACAAATATATAAAAATAAGTAAGACTGGTTTTGTCATCTTGTTTTTTCATCATATTTCTCCGTGTTGGTTTCTATATTCGTATTTTCTTATATTCTGATAGAATCCTTTCCGCATATTGATGGGTAATATCTCTACCCTCTTCCATTAACCTCACCCCTCTTGGTCCGGCATTATAAGCCGTCAGGGCCAGATAGATATTATTCTTATTCTGATCGAGATAATGGCGCAGGATAAAGGCCGAGCACATAATATTGACAGAGCCATTTCGAAGATCGCTCGGCTTATTAGAATAGGGACAGGTTTTTGCCCAGAACGGCATGATTTGCCCAAGGCCACCGGCGCCACGATTACTGATTGTCAGGTTTCCACGCTCGTCATAATGCACCATTGAGGACTCGATTTGGTAGAGACTGAGCAGTAAATTGGCGTTGATCTGATAGACATTACTGGCTTCTTGTACCGATCGAGCCCACTGGTCTGCGATCATTTGTGGAATGTGTGGATTGCGTTTGATAATCCTAAACGCGATATCCTGGCGCTGGTTTTCAGCCGCATCATTTTTGTCCAATACAGAACTGTATGCTGATACCTTGACGGCTTGAGCATTGCATTCCATTCGAAGATGATGATTGGCAATATCTTGAGCGACATTAAGACCAAGACTCATTACTAAAAGTAAACCAAAAAGTGCTTTCATGCTGCCTCCTTTAGCCTTTCTCTCTTTTCAAGCATATCGTCGATAAAAGACTCAACCGCTTCGGCGATACGGTTAATCAGGAATTCATTTCTCTCGATACGGATAATCAACGGCTCGTTAAAATCAGGATGATAAGCCATGAAATCCGCCCATTCGCGCTCGGTAATCCAGAGCTGGCCCATGACCTGAATCAGGTAATTACTGGGTACCCGCTTTGTCATTAAATACTTTACCATGGTGGATGCTTTTGGACATTTAATCTCAAGCAGTCCATTTTTGCCCACAAGTCTATCTGGAGACCCTGCTACCAGTTTGCGCTCATCCAGATAGGCGAGACCAATCTTTTCAAGATTGACATCCCGGCGCCATGCGTATTCGTCCGCGGCCTCCGGCTCTAGTTCAATTCCGCGTTTCATCCATCGGGAAAAGAAGTCGTCTACTGGTTTTTTCGTGTACCACTCAGCGAGTAGAGTTTCCATGTAGGCGCCGGCAGAATCAGACGGAGCGCCCTTCGAAGTCACGATCTTACTGAACTCGCTGGCGGTCGGAATTCCAAGCCTAGCCTGAATCCACTCTGGAGATCCCTGCTCGAAGTTCTCGATGATCAATATATTCTCCTTCGTGTATTTGCCAGTTGTTGTTTTGCTACTCGCAATTCCTTTTCAAGAGACTCGTATTTTCTGCTAAATGCAGCGAGCCTTTCCAGAAGTTCATTCTTCTCGCGCCGCAATGCATCAACTTCTGACTTGTCGATTACGACAGGAAATTTAACAATAAGACTCACATGCCACCCCGGATGAAATTATCGACTTTCGACATATCCTGAGAGACTTTCTGCTTCCGAACCCGGCGAGTCTCGTAGGCCCGATCTCGGCAACGCTGTCCACAGTACTTCTTGCGTGACCAGGTTGGCTCATTAAGCAGGACTCCGCTTTCAGATTTCCTGCTCATTGGTTCTCCGCACCATTCACATTTTTTCATATTAGAATCTCCTAATATTTGATCGATACGTTAGGAATGGCGCCTCGGGCAATCGCCTCTACTATCGCCTTGGCGTAATGATCTTCGATGCCAAGCGCAACAAGCGAGTCTTTAGCAGCCTTGTTAATCTTGCCGCGGTGCTTTTTGTCCGCTTCTCTGGCCTCTGCAGCCTCCTTTTCCTTGCGGGCGGTTTCAGCCTGGCGCTGTCGTTCTTCTTCCCGGGCGCGTTCTGCGGCCTCAGCAGCTTCTTTTTCTGCCCGTTTCTGGGCCTGCCGTGCTGCTTCAGCCGCTGCCTCAGCGCGCGCTGTCTCGGCTTCAGCTTGCTTCCTAGCGGCCTCAGCAGCGGCTCTGGCGCGCTCCTCGCCCTCTTTTCGCAGGCGTTCTTCTTCTGCAGCCTTTTCCTGTTCGGCTTTTAGGGCGCGCAATTCTTCGAGTTCAGTCTGCTCTCGATCGTAATTCTTACGCATTTCCATGGCGCCACGGATTTGCACAATGGCAATTTCCTTAGCTTCGCGGGCTTCCTGCTCGAATTCTTCCCACTTGGAGTCGATAACCATAGCCTCGATCTCCATGAGGCGATCGCGCATGGTGTTGTAAGACAACTCCATCCAGTGAGTTTTGGAATATTCGCCGGCTTGGACCGTTTCTTCAATATTGTCCTTATGGGCCTGTATGCGCTTTTCCTCAGTCTCTTCCCAATCGGTCAGGGGTTGACGCACCTCGGCTTTCAGTTCGTCAAGAAAATCACGGGCTTTTTTCCGCTCATCATCGACTTTCTTGATTTCCTTTTTTCGCTCTGCAACCAAGCTTTTTCCAAGGTCATCCAAAGCCGTTTTCGACCTCGCAACCTTGTGCGCGATACTGGCAATCTCTTTTCGGCCTTTTATTGTCTCGACATCCGGGACAACAGATGCAACCTGTTCCTTGATTTTTTGCAATATCTCGTCAACACCGCCTTTGCTAAAGACATCTATTGCATTTAATTCTTCGACTACGATCAATTCATTTTCCACGCTTTGTCTCCTGTGTTAAAAATGGTGGCGATCCGCTGGCGGCTCAGTCTTGCTGTTTTGAAACGCTCAACCAGCTTCACGCCATAATCTTTCTACTTCGATTCGTTCGCTTTTGACTCAAGTTTCTTCATTGCTGGAGTGAATTTATCTGCCAGCAGTTGATCAAGTGATTCGACTTTACAGACTTTGCAGAACCTAGATTCGTCTGCGCCGATTTCTTTGAGCTTGGCTCTGAGTTGTTCGACTTGTTCAGCTGAAACAAGTTCAGGCCCGGCTGATCCTCCGCCTGTCGCACCATCATCATCGAGCGGATCATAGGTTGCTGCACCAGCTGCGGATTCGAGTGTGTAGCGCTTCAGATAACTGACCGTCGAACCAACAGCCTGGATATTGTTCTTACCGCCTGACTGATCCGGGCTTGCAGACAATGAGACACGATCGCTATGGCCATCGATATGGGAAACGATACAAGTGACGGTAATGCGTCCTTGATTTTGCATATCCTGCTCAGTCGTCCATCGAAAACTCAGACCGTGCTTGCTCATGGCGTTGGCAATTACATTCGATTCATTAGCAAGTGATGCGTGCCAATACTCGACGACACCTCTATCAGTTTGATAACTGACTTTCTGGTCTTTTTCTATTTCAAGTGGTTCTGATCGAAAGGCAGACATCGCACGAGTGAAGGCTTTTTCAGCTTCGCGTCTTTCCCAACGCTCTTGCATATCCATCAACGCTTGGAGTTTTTCCATATCGGCATCTTTGGAAATGGCAAGTTCAATTAGGGTAGCTGGAGTAGTTGGGCGGGTATTTTCCACAGCCGGACTTGCTGGAATGATTTCTCCAGGTGCCGTGGCTTTTACTTTTTCAACATTCTCGCTTGTATCTTTGGTCATTTGTTTCTCCTTAATGATTCAGTGAACTTACAAAATTCGATTGCATCCAGCGGACATAAAATATCGTGAGGATGGGTGCATTCAGGAATATACGGGCCTTCATCAGTATACCGATGAGGATTTAGCATCATGTCTTCACGAAGCAGATCGTATTCGAAATCGGCTCTTTCGGCATCGCGCTCTAGGTCTTCAATCGTTGGTCCTTTCATGAGTATGTCCTAATATTCTGTGTGTTTGCGTTAAAGTATTTGCAATACATTACTGCAACAAATTGCTTGCGTCAACTATTTTTTTCTGTTAATGTTCTTGCACTGTATATCACAAGGATAAAGAAATGGCAAAGCCGAATCTTAAAAAAGACACACTTAAGCTATTGAAAAATAGCGATATTTCGATGGAAGAAATCTCTCAGGGAACAGGCATCAAATTGCGCTGGTTGTACTATTTCAGGAATGAACAACTCGGCGAGCCTGGTGTCGATAAAGTTCAAGCTGTTTACGATTACCTGACACAATGAATGATTTTGATTGGCCGCTGTTTTCAGGAAATCTCGCTCTTGGCGGAATTCTTTTTTTCATCGGTTCAATCATTTTACTGACAGACGGATATTTCGTGGGGCATGGGAAGTTCGCAGAACCAGATTTTAGCATAGGTATAACTTTATTATTTTTTGCCACCGCCAGCGTAATTGGATCATTAATTATTGATTATTGCTTAAAAAGAAAGTGGTTAAAATGAAATTAGAGTTGTTTATAAGAATTTAATGATACATAGAAGCCAGTGATTAAGGAGGGAATGTGAAA